GGATGTATTGGGGTAGGAGGGCTGATATTAGCTCGTATACCTGAAGAAACCGTAAAAGAACGGCAACACCATTTCGATTCAAGAACTGAAGGACAAATGGACGCTGTTGATAACGACTACTTTAGAGACGGCTCGCACCCCTCCATGTCGGTTTCAAAACCAAATCGACAAACTCGTGTAACTTTGGGCGGTAAGAGAGCAGTTGACGACAACTAATCTTTTATCGGTAATATTAATAATTCATCGTTATTTAGGAGACTAAATAAATGGCTAACGTAGATAAAGCCTTCGGGCTTCGTCCGTACAAAGGTCTTAATGTTGGTTCGGCTGTACAAGAAGCAAACAAATACAACATTTCTCCCTCTGGATACGACACAAACATCTTTCAAGGTGATTTAGTTATATTCGCAGGTGGTTATATCAATAGGGCAGCAGCTAGTTCTGCTAACCTTGTTGGCGTATTTTCACATTGCTACTATGTTGCATCTGACGGCACCCCGACCTTTAAGAATTATTACCCAGCGGATACGACTGCACTCGGAAGTGGCGCCATAGAAGCATATATCTATGACGACCCTAACCAAATGTTTGTAATACAAGCAGATGGTGCCTCAGCAGTAACTTGTGTAGGCAGAAATGCAGACACAGACGGTATTGGCGGTAGTACAACAACGGGCGTAAGCACTCGGGAGCTTGATTCAAGCACAATAAACACCACTCAAGGGCTTCAGCTCAAGATTATGGGTGCGGTTCAAGATGATATTAACGGGGATCTCACAGCGAATAATGCAAATTTGGTTGTAATAATCAATGAGCACGCTTACAGAGGTCCTGTAGCTGGAACATAAGGAGTAAATAATGGCTATAAGTAGAGCGCAACTCGTAAAAGAATTGCTACCTGGCTTGAATGCTCTCTTTGGACTAGAGTACAGTCGCTATGACCAAGAACATGAAGCAATTTATGATACTGAGTCTAGTGACCGAGCTTTTGAAGAAGAGGTTATGCTCACTGGTTTCGATACAGCACCTGTTAAATCAGAAGGAGCCGGAGTTGCATTTGATCAAGCACAAGAAGCCTTTACGTCTAGGTACACCCATGAAACGATTGCATTGGCGTTTTCAATTACTGAAGAAGCTATCGAGGATAATCTTTATGACAAATTGTCAGCAAGATACACTCGTGCGCTTGCTAGAAGTATGAGTAACACCAAGCAAGTAAAAGCAGCCTCTGTCCTGAATAGAGCGTTCAATTCAAGTTATCCAGGCGGCGACACGAAAGAACTTTGCGCAACAGACCATCCAACTGTGGGTGGCGCTAATTTGCGTAATGAGCTTTCAACGTCTGCTGACCTTAATGAGACTTCATTAGAACAAGCACTAATCGACATTGCGGCCTTTACTGATGAGCGGGGACTAAAAGTTGCTCTCCAAGGAATGAGACTAATTCTTCCTAAAGAGCTTCAATTCACCGCTGATCGTTTGATGGAATCACAAGGACGTGTGGGTACTTCTGATAATGATATTAACGCTATACGCAACATGGGCATGGTCCCAGAAGGCTATACCGTAAATCATTATCTTACTGATACAGATGCGTGGTTCATTAAGACTGATTGTCCGAACGGGTTCAAAATGTTTAACCGTTCACCAATCAAGACTTCAATGGAAGCGGATTTTGATACTGGTAATGTACGATACAAGGCTCGCGAAAGATATTCGTTTGGGTGGTCTGACCCCCGAGCAGTCTTTGGCAGCCCCGGAGCATAAGCAATAAGCTAAATTGGAAGTTGTAATACACTTTCTTACTCAGTATTACAGAGAAGGGGGCTTCGGCCCCTTTTTTCTTTCTTTTTGTATTTTTTCCAAGTAATATAGTTCTTGTATCTAGGGTAAACTTGTCCTACAGACTGACCTAGCAGACAAGCCAAGACGGTAGGACTTATTTCCAATGGAGGAAATTATGGCAAAATCAACCTTTTCAGGCCCTATAAGGTCTTTAGCAGGTCTTATAAATGCGGGCTATAGCTCGGTTGTTAGTTTAACAGCTAACACGACTATCACAGTGGCGTCTCATGCCGGTAGGATATTATTGTGTAATGATGCAGACGGAGTGTTTACACTTCCCAGCATCGTTGTTACAGAACCTACAGACAAAGGCGACCCAAATCAATTATGTAACTTAGGTGCTCAGTTCACTTTCGTAGTTGTTACAGCGGCAACAGACATGGACATCACAACCGATGGCACTGACAAATATGTCGGTGGTGCTTATACCGGTATTGATGACAGTGCAGCAGGGAAGACCTTTATTTCCGGTGCTTCTAATGACACTTTTACACAAAACGGCACAACTAAAGGCGGTTTAGCAGGAAGTATTGTGGTGATTACCGCAATAGCAAGCGCTAAATACCATGTTGCAGCACAGCTACTTGGTTCAGGAACTTTAGTAACACCATTTGCTGACGCTTAATAGGGGGTAGATTATGGCTAATACAGTCACAGGACCCACTATTCAATATGATTATGGCAAGAAATTAGTCACATATTGTTCTGTTTATTCAGATGGAAGTGCCAGTAGTACCACTTTAGTCGACGTTTCAGCTTTGAACCAGTCGGCGAATAAAGAAACATGCACGCATGTGGCTTTAAATAAAATATGGTACACCGTGAGCGGCGCCCCTGATGCACCAGCATCACTTGATTGGGACGCAACAACGGACGTTACTTTTTTGACCCTGGCTTATGACAACACGTTTGACTTTAGCTCCATAGGAGGTTTAGTGAATACGGAAGCGTCTGGCTATACTGGCGATGTTTTGTTTGTTGTTCCATCGACCTCTGATGCAGGAAATGAATACACGGTTTGGTGTGAGTTTTTGAAATATTACGAAGCGCCTAACAACTAATGGCCACGTCAGGGACAACTACGTTCGATCTAAACGTCGACGAGTTGATCGAAGAATCGTTTGAACGTTGTGGACTAGAATTAAGGACCGGCTACGATCTGGAAACAGCTAGGCGGTCCCTTAATCTTATGTTTGCTGAATGGGCAAACCGAGGCTTAAATCTCTGGCTTATTGTTGAAAGAACAGAAGCGTTGACCGAAGGCACCACCAGTTACGATCTTGACACAGACCTAGTTAATGTTTTGTCTGCGGTCATTCGTCGTACTTCTGGAAGCACCACTACTGATTATCAGGTAAACAGGATCAGTAGGAGTGATTATCATTACCTTCCGAACAAAAGCACTAAATCAAGATCAACGCAGTTTTATGTGGAAAAAAGCATAACTCCGAAACTGTATTTGTATCCGGCGCCGGAAAACTCTACGGACGTTTTTCGTTATTACGCGCTGACGCGTATACAGGACGCAGGCATTTATACCAATACTTTAGAAATAACGTTTGAATTTCTCCCCGCGATGGCAGCAGGACTGGCTTATTATATAGCTATTAAAAGGGTTCCAGACCGCGTGCAGATGCTCAAACAAATATATGACGAGGAATGGCAACGAGCCGCTTCTGAAAATATTGACACGGTAAGCTCTCGTTTTTTACCTTCTAGGACCATCATCTAATGGCTTTTGCAGCGGGGAAAAAAGCATGGGGTATATGTGATATATCGGGGTTCCGTTACCGTTTAAGGGACATGAAAATGACCTGGGACGGCTTATTAGTTGGGCCCGATCAATGGAGTCCAAAACAACCTCAATTAAACCCGCCTCATTTTGCAGCGGACCCAGTAGCTCTGCGCAACCCCCGTCCCGCTAGAACAGAACCCGTTGCAGAGGCTTTGTTGACCAACAACCCCTTTCTTTCAACAGCGGGGAGTGCGGTTATTAAAGTTTTTGAAGACGATCATGGTCGAAGCACCGGGGATAAAGTACGCTTTAGAGGAGCAGAAGTGTTCGATGGGTTTACTGTTGCAACATTGACTGATCCAGATGCTTATTCAATTACAAAAGTAGATGACGACACCTATACCTTCTCTGCTGTTTCTGGAACCGGCACAAGTGGGGCAAGGGGTGCAGGACCCTTTGTTTCAGTAGGTCCGGCACAAGCGCTTTTACCATTAAACCCTTTTAGAGCTGAAGCCTCTGGAGCAAATGCAGTGATTCGTGTAACCGAGTTTAAACATGTTAGAACCACAGGGGATACCGTTCGTTTTCGTAGTACCGAGGCTTTTGATGGAATAACAACAACTGTGCTTGAAAGCTCTGATGGGTATACAATAACGGTTGTGGATAGCAACGAATATAAATTTACTTCAACAGGAACCGCTACTACCGGTGATATTACTGGTGGTGGTTCTACAGTAACCGCAGGGCCGACAACATGAGTTTTACCTATAGTGGAATGAAAACAGCGATTCAGAATTATATGGATAATTCTGAGACCACGTTTACCAATACGCTTGACACCTTTATTAAACAGGCGGAGAACCGTATATTTAATACAATTGAACTTAATGTGTTTCGTAAAAACGTTACTGGAACCGCTGCATCCGGGAACCCCTACCTTTCATCACCCACAGATTTCGTGGCTCCTTTAAGTTTAGCTGTTTTAAACAGTGATAGTGAGTACACTTATTTATTATTAAAGCACCCTAGTTTTATGCGCAATTACATACGAGCTGCTGCAACAACCGGGGTACCTAAATACTATGGTCAGTTTGATGATGACACCTTTATTTTAGCGCCAACACCGAACGCTAACCTAACTTTTGAGCTACATTATCTGTATCAACCCGCCTCATTAACCGCAGCAGGGGACAGTGGTACGACTTGGATTTCAGACAATACCCCGGATTTATTGCTATACGGTTCTTTAGTAGAGGCCAGTATTTTTATGAAGCAGGAGCTTACTGAGACTAATATGTTTGAGCAACGTTTTCAGGAAAACCTAGTTAGAACAACCACATTAATGGAAGGAAGAGCCACAAGAGACGAAAACCGTTTTGATAGACCAAGGGTTTTTGTTAATCCTCAACAACAATAATAAATGCTTGAGAATAAACACATTGCACTGGTTGCTATGGGGCAAAGTCAACTGGATTTTCACATGTCTATTAGCCACAGTCAGGAGTACGATGAAGTTTGGGGCATTAATTCCATGTGTGCAGTTACTAAGTGTGATCGTGTGTTTATAATGGACCCTGTTTCTCGGTTTTTTGACACCTTTGATGCGGGGCCACAAACTCAAGTGATGAGAAGAATTTTACCAAAACTAGAAATTCCTGTCTATTCTTGTGAACTAGATAATCGAGTTCCGGCTATCGAATTATTTCCCCTGGAGGAAGTTGTTAAAGACTTGGGATGTGCCTATTTAAACAACACGATTGCTTATGCTATTGCATTTGCTTTATGGAAAAAAGTAGGGAAGCTCAGTCTTTTTGGAGCAGACTTTGCTTATAAATCGAACGTTTATTTTGGTGAGTCGGGGAGAGGATGCTGCGAGTTTTGGTTATCTAAATGTATGGAAGCAGGGATGGATGTGTCTATTGCCGGTCACTCCCCAATGTTAGATACCAATATTCCTTTAAAGGAAAAGCTCTATGGCTATCATAGACTTGATAATCCTCCTGTAGTATATTTAAACAAAGGTGAATTAGTTGTTGGAAAATTTTCCGATATTGTTAAGGAAGAGAAGCCTTCAGGAATTTCAGGAAGACAAGACATTGGTCCACCAGAACCAGAGAAATATTGATGGAAACTGATTCATTTACAATCTCCATAGGAAACCTTGGAGTAAAGACAACACATGGTAGAGGCCATACAGTAGAAGAAATCGCTGAAATGGCTACTAATAAACTGGTTTCGGTGAGCGACACAGCGCCGGATCCAATTAGAGCACAAGCCCATGCCTTCAAAAAAACGTGTCATACGGTAATTACTTATTATATGCAGGAGGCAATTAAAAACCACATGTGTACAATAGGTAATCAATTAGAGGCGCAAGGGAATAAAGACCTTGCGGAAATTATTAGGAGACTATAATGGCTATAACTCAGGCTATGTGTACCTCTTTTAAAAAAGAACTTTTAGAAGCGAAGCACGATTTTTTACTTTCTGGAGGTGACACCTTCAAGTTAGCCCTGTATACCAGTTCAGCTACTATGAGTGCTGCTACCACAGCTTATTCCACTAGCCAAGAAGCAACAGGAACAAACTACACCGCTAAAGGTGGAAGTTTAACCAGAATCGACCCGACTACATCGGGAACCACTGCGTTTACTGATTTTGCTGACTTGACTTTTGGTACTTGCACAATTACGGCAAGAGGCTGCATGATTTTCAACGACACAGCTACTGGTGATCCAGCAGTTGCAGTTTTTGATTTCGGTGGCGATAAAACAAGTACGGCTGGTAGCTTTACCATATCTTTCCCAACTGCAGACGCAAGTAACGCTGTTATTAGAATAGCGTAAACCAGTTATGGCTGGTTGGGGTCGATCTACTTGGGGAACAGGTCCTTGGGGTGAACCTGCTGTTGTTAGTGTAACAGTTACATTAACAGGACTTGCAGGTACTTCGGCTTTAGGCACTGAAACCGTTAGCTGTGACGCTAATGTCGCAGAGACGGGCGTATATGGCACAGGCTCTGTTGGCACAGTTGTTGCGACAGGTGCTGCAATTGTTACCGAGACAGGGGTTGCGGGCACTGGTGCGATAAGTTCTTTAACCATTACCGGGGCTGCAAATGTAGCGGAAACAGGGCTTGCAGGTACAGGGGCAATAAGCTCCCTTACTATTACCGGTGCTGCAAATCTTTCGGTCACAGGACTAGCAGGAACCACTGCTTTAGGTACTGAAACGGTTAGTGGTGATGCAAATGTTGCAGAAACCGGAGTAGCGGCGACAGGGGCAGTTGGCACAGTTGTTGCTAATGGTGTAGCTCTTGTTGGTGTTAGTGGAACAGCATCGACAGTTTCTCAAGGTGATGAGACGGTAACGGCGGCTGCAAATGTTTATCCTACAGGATTAGCAGGAACCAGCGCTTTAGGAAGTTTAACCTTAGAGACCACTAATGTTGTTTCAATAACGGGTCTAGCGGGGACAAGCGCTTTAGGTGATATAACGGCCACAACGCATGTAACCATTGCGGTTACAGGACTTGCAGGAACCGGGCATATTAGTCAATTATTGATTTGGGGTGAGATAATTCCAGGGCAAGACGCTGAATGGGCCGTAATTGATGATTCTCAAACACCAAACTGGTCGGAAATAGATGAATCTCAGTCCCCGGATTGGACAGATGTTGCGGCATAGATGTATAAAGACTATAATCAATTAAATAAATAGAGGCACATAATGGCAACCTATGTAAACGATCTAAGATTAAAAGAAATTGCTACAGGTGACGAATCGGGAACCTGGGGCACATCAACCAACACAAATTTAGAGCTCATCGCAGAGGCCTGGGGCAGTGGTTCCGAAACAATTACTGGAACTTCCCATACCATTACCATGCAAGACGGCACCTCAGATGCCGCCAGGGCCTATTCTCTTACTCTTGCAGGCTCAATCACCGCAACCAACACCGTAACTCTCGCACCGAATACCGTTAATAAAACTTGGATTATTCAAAATAGTGCGGGTTATCAAGTAACAATATCTCAAGGCACAGGCGCTAATGTCGTTATTCCGAATGGCGGAATCAAGATGGTGGTCGCTGATGGCGCGGGAGCAGGTGCTGCCGTAACTGACGTACTCGATATGACAGGCGGTACAGGTAATATCGGACTGGGTTCTGGCGCACTCGGTACAGCCATGACCACAGGAACAAACAATGTTGCCGTAGGGGAGAACGCTCTTGATGCGTTTACAACTGGCTCGGACAATGTGGCAGTGGGCGATGCTGCTGCTGGCGTTCTTACAACGGGATCAAACAATGTTGCTATAGGTACTAACGCTCTTGATGCGAATACAACTGGTGGCTCAAATGTTGCAGTTGGTTTAGATGCTCTAGGAGCAAACACCACAGCCGATTCAAATATTGGAATAGGTAGAGGTGCTTTATATGTTAATACTTCAGGAGCGGATAATGTAGCCGTAGGAAGAGAAGCCTTAGCAGCAAATACAACTGCTTCAAACAACACAGCTATTGGAAGGTCATCTCTAGCAGCAAACACCACAGGTGATAATAATGTTGTTATGGGTTCTTTAGCAATGGATGCGAACACCACAGGCTCTAACAACACAGGTATTGGTTATGCAGCTTTAGGAGCGAACACGACAGCATCTAACAATGTGGCTATTGGTTTGAACGCAATGGTAGCAAACACCACAGGCGCATCAAATGTAGCAGTTGGTAATGCAGCTTTAGATGCAAACACTACAGCATCAAATAACGTAGCGGTTGGTTATGGTTCTTTAGGAGCAAACACTACAGGTACAGCGAATGTTGCACTTGGTACATCTGCTTTAGCAGCAAACACGACAGCGAATAGTAACACAGCAATCGGTAAAGATGCTTTGTTAGCAAACACCACAGGAACAAGAAATGTTGGCGTAGGTGCTAGTGCGTTAAAAACAATAACAACGGCTAGTTATAACACAGGAGTTGGTAATGATGTTCTTGGAGCCAATACCACAGGAGCGAGTAACACAGCAGTAGGCGATCAGGCTTTAGGAGCAAACACCACAGGTGGCTCGAATGTAGCAGTTGGTGCAGCAGCACTAGACGCAAATACACAAGGCGCTTCTAATGTAGCGGTTGGTTATAACGCATTAACAGCATTTAACTATACATCGGATGCAGATACACATAATGTAGCGATTGGTAAAGGTGCAGCCGCTTCTTTAACAACTGGCACAGCTAATGTTGCAATAGGCGGACTCGCTTTAGATGCTCAAACAACAGCATCTAATAACACAGCAATAGGTCATTCCTCTATGACAGCTAATACTACTGGAACAGCTAATGTTGCTGTTGGTATAAGTTCTTTAGGAGCAAACACCACAGGTGGACAAAACACCGCAGTGGGTTACGCAGCACTAGATGCAGCAACCACAGGTAATTACTTAACAGCTATTGGACACAACGCACTTGGAGCAAACACCACTGCGACAAATAATACAGCAGTGGGTTGGAACTCCATGTTGTTACAAACAACTGGTGAGGACAATGTTGCAATGGGATATAAAACATTAGCAGCAACCACAACAGCAAATTCTAATACTGCGATTGGTTTTGAAGCGTTGACTGCTAACACGACAGCAAGCGCTAATACAGCAGTGGGTAAAGGAGCATTACAAGTTAACACCACAGGTGCTGGTTTAGTTGCAGTGGGTGCTTATTGCCTTGATGCCAACACCACAGCAGATAACAACACCGCAATTGGACACTCTGCGATGACGGCAAACACCACAGGCGCTGGAAACACTGCTGTGGGAACAAATGCTTTAGACGCTAATACAACCGCATCTAACA